ACAGACTAATATATGCTTAACGAACGCAAACTTACGGAAAGAGAACTAGATAAACGTGCTGAAGCTATTCAAGGTTTATTGAAAAACAAACGTACTCTAGTTAAAAAGTATGGGAAAGATGCGGAAAAAGTTATGTATGGGATAGCAACTAAACAGGCAAAGAAAAAAATCGAAAAAATGAATTTGAACAAACTCAAAGAACTAATCCAACAAACCTTAGAAGGTAAAGATGATAAAAAACCTTTATCTAAACCTTTACCCAAACCCGTAGCCAAGGATCTTGGAAAGATGAAAACTAACTTTAATGATTTAAAAAAGAGACTTAAATTAGAAGGTCATGGTTTAGACCAAGGTGATATAGATGTCCTACAAAATTTTGTAGACAGAGCGGAAGTAAAAGATCGAAAAATAAAAAAAGTCCTTCAATTCATAATTAAATCTAATATACTACAAGACAAAACAAAAGATTTATCTAAAGGTAAAGTAGAAGAAGCTAATAATTTACTTAAACAAGATGCCTTATCTTCTGCAGAATATCAAAAAGCTAAAAAATTAAAAGGATTCGATCCTAAAAATTATAAATGGGATAAAAATCAAGAACTTCATTTAATAAGAAAAATGAACGAATCACTCAACCCAGAAGTATCTAACGCTGTAAATCGTTTTATTAAGGCAATGGCTAAACGATATAGTTACAGTGAAAAAGATGCTGTATTCGCTATTCAGGCTGCTTTAAAACAAAGAAAATTTGATAGTTTAGATGAAAGAGTAGCTAAAATTGATGAAATACTTGATGAGGGTGTAGTAAAAGATATGCATGTATTTTTAGATGCTTTAAGAGACTCAGGTGTAACTAATATGTTTGGTGCTGCTCCTTATTTACAAAAAGAATTTGGTTTAGAAAAAGGAGAGGCAAGACAAGTATTAGCTAATTGGATGCAATCATTTAGTGAAAACCTAGATGAAATAGATATGAATGATCCTGTACTCATGAGAATGCGAGCATCTAAACCAGAACCATCCAGAGGTGGAATTGATTATGATGAAGCTTTATCATTAAGAATAATGAGACGTGAGTTAATGGATCAAGTAGACCAATTATTCATAGATATGGAACAAGAAGCAGAACCAGAAGGTGGTCCAATTGCCGATAGATATGCAGAGGAAGCACAAGCACTTGAAGATCGAATCTTCAGTATAAGTAGACAACTTTCTGATTATGATATGAATGAATCCACTAGACAAGACCTAGGAATGGTATCATCAATCTCTAAAAGTAGAGCAAAATCCCATTTAAAGAATCCATCTAATGATGGATCTAAAGTGTATGGTTTAGACAGTGACGGTAAGAGAGTTGAATTAAAAGGTTTAAACGATGTAGATAAGTTTAAAAAGTTTGAAATAGATGCTGATTTAAAAGAAGGAGTAAATGAAGTAATGGATGGTGGTACTTTATTTGATTATTTCAATAAAGAATATGTGGTAGGTGATCATTTTCACAGTGATGACAGTTACATTGTTAAAAGAGAACCATCTGGAAAAGATCAATATGTAATATTTGATTACGATAAAGATAAAGATCAATTCCAAATTAGACAAATGGGTGGTTATAGAATCGATCAAAAAGATGCTATTAAAGCTGGAATGAGAGAAACAGGTATAACACGTGTTGCTGGGATAGATTCTTATATGGTAGATGGAAATTACTCACCAACTCCTATTTCAGCTGAAGGTTTAAAAGATATAGTTGACCATGTAATGGGTGGTTTAAGCCGAGAAGCTAAAGCACAAAGAGATTTTTATGGTGCTAGAGGGCGTACTTCAGGTACTATAGATGAAAAAATATCATCAATAGTTAAAGAAAAACTTACACGCTCCCAAATACATAAAAGAGCTAAAAAAGGTAGTTATCCTGCTTTTTTAGTAGCTATTGAAAATGGTAAAGTAATAGCTCAAGAAAAAGTAGAAACTCCACAAATAGCTCCTGCTGCTTACAACGTAATGTCTAAAAAATACCCTAATGCTAATATTCGATTAGAAGATAGTACAGGTAAAATTTTAGAAAAACTTACAAAATCCTCTTCAGTAGAAGATCATATTGAAGATTTTAAAGATTCAGATGCACCTCAATTTAAAGGTAAATCATTAAAGAAAATTAAGCAGATGGCTTTAGCATCATTTCTACAAAAACAAGGTAAAAAAAAAGTAGCTGAAGGATTTAAAGTAGGTCAAAAAGTAACATATCTAGGACATCCAGCTGAAATTACTAAAGCGGATAAAGATGTAATGGATAGAGTTTACTATAATGTATTATATGATAAAGGTACGGGTAAAACTAAGGCATCAAACATCTATAACAAAGATGGTGAAATTAAAGCATCAAAATAATGACTAAAGCAGAATTAAGACAGAAAATTAAGACATTAGCAGTTACTGTTATGGCTGAAAAAGCTAAAACAGATGATGCTGCTTTAGCATATGATGAGTTAGTTAAATTTCCTGCTTTAAAAGATATTATAGTAGATTTACTTACAGACCAATTTGATTCATTTATAGAATCAGTTGATTGGGTAGCTCCACGTCCTACAACTTTTCGTATAAATTTGTTGAATGGGCAAAATTTCTTACTTATGTTCACGGAACGTAGTTGGATAGCACAAGTACAAGGAAAAAAATATTATCTATTAAACCTCGACGAGGAAGAAAGATGCGCTCTAGCTATTAACAGACTATTAAGAGTAGGACCAGCTAGTGGTGCTGAAATGGAAGGTGAAGCAACTGATACAGAAGCTAAAGTACCTGCTGAAGAAGAAGAAGTAGATGTTAACGTAGATGTAGAAGCATAAAAACAAAATAATGAGTATATTCGATAAATTTTTTACAAAATTTGCTTATAAATTTGACAAAGGATATCCTGACATGAATAATGCTCAGGATGTTTTATTATTGGAATCACTTATTAGTGAATTAACTGAAGAAAAATTTAATCTAAAAGAAATTACAGATGCCGAAGAAGGTCTCGAAATTTTAAAAAAAGAATTAGATTTACCTGATGATAAATACCTTAGGAAAAGTGGTGTTCAATATAGAGTATTAGTCCCACGAAACCAAAGAAACGATTATATTAATAAAATGAGTGCCATTGATGGATTTGAATATGATGGTTCAATGTCTGGTTCTTCTATTGGTGGGATGAGATACAAAGGTGCTAGATTCCTAATTAAACCTGAAGGTTTACAAGGAAGAAATGCTCCTGGGTTAGGTAATGAGGATGTATTAGTTAACAATGTAAGAAAGTATTTGGATGAAGGGGTTAAAAATATAATCTTTAAAGGAGAAAATAAAAATTATGTTTGTAAAGATATAACAGCTATTGATGATGTAGGGTATGATGTAACTTCAGGTAAAAAAGCTGATGTTATCTTACGAGGGGTAAATGAAGATTATCCTATATCGATTAAAGCATTAAATGCGGGTTTTTGGGAAAGTGCAGATAGAAGATATAAACAAGTTCTTATGAATTTATTGGATAAAATAAATGATGGGGATATTGAAGGGTTAGGATTAAGACCATATCTTGATGTTCAAGGTAATGAAAAAAAAGGAATTTTTGTTATGTATGATACTAATACAAACAAAAAAATATCAGGTGTAATCGTTACTGACTTACCAGATAAACAAGAAGAATCAATAATTTTTGGATCTGATAATTGTGTAGTAATATATGGTACTTATACTGATAATAGTTTTGAATTAGTAGGAGATGACTTGATAATAAATGTAGGTAAAATACTTACAGATATGAATGATGTAGAGAAATACAACCTAGAACCTGTATTAAATATAAGGCATGATTCTACAAGACAAGGACAAAGAGGCTTAAGATCAATAGTAGAACCAGAAATTTTAGTCTATAAAGGTAAAGATAAACCTACAGGAAATAGAATTGAATTATCCTATAACGAACTAATATAATAAAATAATATGTGTAAATGCGGATGTAATACTTGTGAAATTGAAACAAAAGGACCTTTATTAACAGAAGGTAAAGTTAAGTCTTTACTATCTGAAGGTCTTCAATATCATATAGATAAAAAAATACCATTATTTGAAACAATATATCGTATTGGTTCAGATAAACATTTAGCTTTAATTAAAGAAGCTAGAAAAATGTATTCACGCAATGTAATTGATTTATGTGAAGATGATGAAGCATTAATCAAAACACATTTAGGTGAATTTGGTTTATATGAAGGTGTATCTGTACCATTAGATTTACCTATGTTAGAAGCTGAAATAGATTACGAAAAAGAAAAGACTTGGAAAATCCAAGATAAATTTCCTATTGAAGTAACTGCGAGAAAAGGATGGAGTGGAAATTATTACACGATTGAACCTAAACCAATGGACATCAGTTATGATGCTTTTATAGATTTAGGCAGTGATGGAAATGTAGGTTATACATCTTACAATTACACTACAGGTGAAGCTCAATGGACTTCTGATTCATTAGAACAAATTAAACAATGGGAAGAAGATAATCAGGATAAAATCAAAGTAATATATCCTAAAAGTCTAAACGAATCTAAAGCAATAATTACTTTCAAAAATGATTATGAAGTTAAAATGAATACCGGTGAAGGGTATGATGATGGCTTTGAATATTTTGAAGCAGGAGAAAGAGAACAAGTTTATATCTTAGATAAAAATGATAAAAGAACGCATGTTGAATTTGGTGATGGAACTAATGCTTTTATTCCAACGAGTTTAATATCAATCCAAGATAAATCATTAGATGAAAACAGAAAATATAACCAAGAAGAATTATTTAAATTAGATTTAATTGCTCATCGTAAATTTGATTGTGATTACGAAAAATGTACTGACGAACAAAAAGCTGAAGTCTTAAAAGATAAAGTTAAAGTTGGCGTTAAGGAAGCTTTACAAGAAGCTAAACAAGACATATACGATAAATTTTTAGATAATCCATCTTCACCAAAGGGTAGGGCAAAATCATTGATATTAAAATTTACAAAAGAATATGGGGATAATGCCTCATCAATGGCTGTAGATAGATTCGCTAGTAAAAACAATCTAAAACCCGAAGAAAAGTATATATTAAAGTATATTACTAAAAACAACATTAAAATATCTTCACAACCAGGAGGACCAGACTTTTCAGCAGTAAGTGAAGCTAAATCTATACCTGAATATATTGTAACTAAAGACGATCACCGTAAATCAAAATTCCCTTTCGATAAACTAAAAAACAGTGAATTTAAAATTAGAATAGCAGGAGAAGGTAAAGATCAAAATTACATGATTTTCTGGAAAGAAGGAGGTAAAGGAGACTGGGAATGGGAAGCAGGTAATATGAAAAGACAGTTAAGAAGCGCTTTGATGGCCATAGCTAAAAGAAAACTACCTATAAAGGAGCAATTAGACGAAAAGAAAAAAGAAAAAAAAGACCCACCATTAAATAAACCAAAACGTGGTGGTTCAAAAGCATATTATGTTTATGTACGTGATCCTAAAACTAAAAAAATTAAAAAAGTATCATTTGGATCAGGTGGATTAAGAGCTAAAATTAAAAATAAAGAAGCCCGTAATGCATTTGCAGCACGTCACAAATGTTCAACTAAAAAAGATAGAACAAAAGCAGGATATTGGTCTTGTAACTTACCTAGATATGCTGAAGCATTAGGTTTAGGTGCTAAAATGAATACTTTTTGGTAATATGAAAATAGATATATTTAACGAGATACATTGGTTACATTTTAGGAAATTACCTGAAATACAACCTTTATCGTTAAATGAACAAACACAAAAATATAACCAATACATAAGCGAACTTACTTATGAACGTAATGTTTATTTACATTGGTTAGAAGGACATAAAAAAGGAGATAAAAAGAAAACTCTCCAAAATGTAGGTTTTTTATTACAAGAGGATCTATTTAATATACAACAAGAAGACGGAAATAATATTTTTATAACAGCCTATGTCTAATTTACCAATTTCAGGATTACCAGCTTCCTCTACCCTTCAAGGAGATGAATTATTTGCTGATGTACAAGGTGGTGTAACTAAATACACTACTTTAAATGATGTTACTAATTATGTAACTAGCTCTATTGAAACTAATAATCAAAATAATACCAATAATTCTTATTTAGTGCCGGTTGATATAACAGTTGAAGAAAATATAAACCAATGGCTTACAGGCTCAGCCTATGCTAATACAGCTATGATTCATTTAGATTGGACGGGGGCAAATGGTACTATGGATTTATTTTTACCTGATGCTACCGCTGCTGTTAATGTTAATAGATCAATTAGGTTTATTAGTGATAATACATTTGCCACAAATACAAGAGCTGAGTTAACTCCCCTCCCTGGTCAAACATTAGATGGAAGTGCTAATTCTTACACCATTAATAAAGCATATGAAGGCATAATGATATGGTCAGATGGAGTTGAATGGTATAGAATTCAAACAAAAGCCGGATAATGAACCCATACGAAAATAAAGGTAACATAAGAACATTCTCAAAAGATGTAAATCCCATGGAGCTAGTATGGCATCAGGATAAAGAAGACCGTAATGTTGAAGTATTAGAAGGAGAAGGATGGCAATTTCAAAGAGATAATGAATTACCCTTGGTTATGAGTAAAGGAGATCGTATATTTATAGCTGAAGGTCAAATGCACCGAGTATTAAAAGGTAAAACAGATCTAAAAATAAAACTAAAAAAATCAAACATATAGACAGATTCATAGCCTGTCGTGATTAAAAAATAAACAGATATCTGTGGCGTCTCATTTGGAGACGCCACTTTAAGTTCGTATATTAATACATAAAGAAAAATACAATATGAGTAAAAACGTAGTAATGATTGGAGCAGGTGTAGCAAATGTAAATGCTGCTACTAAGCTAATTGATAATGGTTTTAAAGGTAAAATCACCATAATTGATATGGGTAAAGATCCATATTTAAGACCATATGAAGAGGTAATGACAGGCTTCTTAGGAGCAGGAGGTTGGTCTGATGGTAAATTAACTTATCATACTTCAATTGGTGGTCAATTATCTAAATATTGTGGTGAAGAAAAAGCAATGGAATTAATGGATCAAGTAATTGATAATTTCAAACGATTCCATCCTAAACCAGAAGAAGTACAATGTTCAAATCCAGTTGCAGAACCAGATTTTATTAAACCATATTTTGGATTAAGATTATTTCCAGTATGGCACGTTGGTACAGATTATTTACATGAAATAGGTAAAAATTGGTATGACTTTTTAGTTGATGGTGGTGTAGAATTTATTTGGGAAACTAAAGTAACTCAAATACATTTTAATCAAAATATAGTTGAAACTAATAATATTAAAATTAGAAGACCATATGATAAACTTATTTTTGGTGTAGGTAAATCAGGTATTGATTTTGGCAAACAATTAGCAGAAGAATATGATCTACCCACAGAACCAAAACCAGTACAAATAGGTGTTAGATTTGAAGCACCACAAAAACACTTCCAAAAATTAATTGACGTATCTTATGATTTCAAATTATATAGAAAATTTGAAGATAAAGGTGTATCATTAAGATCATTTTGTACTAACAATAACGCAGCATATGTAGCAGTTGAAGAAACATATGGTGATCATTCATATAATGGACACGCTAAAAAAGATGAAGCATTCCGAAATGATATGACCAATTTTGGTATATTAATGGAAGTGCAAGGTATTGATAAACCATTTGATTGGTCAAGAGATGTAGTTAAAAATTTACAAATAGATGGTACAGGATTATATTATAGTCCAAGTAGAAAACCTTCAACAACATCAGAAGGTGTAAATGTATCAGCTATTCAAGTAGATACATTACATAAAATTTCAAAATCAATGCAACCATACTTTATGTATGTATATGATTTTATTGAGGATATGAAAAAAGTATTCCCAACATTAAAAGATGATTGGGGTATTTATGTACCTGAAGTAAAATATCTATCACCTGAGCCACTTGTCGATTATACCAATTTAGCACTCACTAAGTATTCTAACGTACACTTCGTAGGCGATGCTTTATCAGCTAGAGGTATAACGGTAAGTGGTGCACAAGGGGTATATGTTGCTGAATCACTTTTGGATAACTAAAATAAATTTCGTATATTGATAACAAATAAAAATTATGACAAAATCATCAAAAACACCATTTCCACAAAGTAGAAGATTAATTAAACCCGAAGATGGTACTATCGCTTATACCTGGGATGGTAAATTACATAATTGGGAAGGGTATGCTTTACTTCCTGAAGGTAAAGAAAAATTGGGAGAATATCATTTATATGGTATTAGACATACTAAAGAGGAATGGAATGAAGCTAGACAACAAAGAGAAGGATTACCTTTTTATAAAAACCAATCAATGAAAGCTCATCTTTCAGATTATAGAAACTAAGATATGAAAATAGGTTTATGTGGTACAATGAGTGTAGGTAAAACTACATTAGTAAATGCTTTAAAAAATACAAAGCAATTTAAAGATTACATGTTTAGAACAGAACGTTCTAAATTTTTAATGGAACAAGGTATCCCCTTAAATACTGATTCAACATTAAAGGGACAAACCATATTTTTAGCTGAACGTTGTGCTGAATTGATCCAAACAGATATCATTACAGATAGAACAGTTCTTGATGTTATGGCTTTTACATTAAATGCTAAGTCAATATCTTACCAAGATAAGAAAGCATTTGAAACATATGCCAGTGAATTTGTTAGAGAATATGATTGTATATTTTACATTTCTCCTAAAGGAATCCCAATTGAAGATAATGGGGTTAGAGAAACAAATGAACAGTATAGAAATTTAATTGATTCTACTATTACATCCCTCATCAGAAAACATGGACATAAAGCAGGAGGTTTAGAGGTAATATCAGGGTCTACAGAAGAACGAATTCAACAAATATTAAAGTTTACTAATCTTTAACATATTTATAATAAAACCTTATTATAATGAAAAAGTCTGAATTACAAAAATATATTAAAGAAAACATTATCTCTACCCTATCTGAGGATACTGATGCAGAAATTAAAAAAACTAAAGAATTAACTGCAGCAGTTAAAGATTTAGATGCAGCTAAAAAAGAAGCGGGTATAGAAGAAGCTAATATAGGTTTAGCATATTTAGAAGAAATGGGGTATGATGCTGGAGAAAAGGCATTTGATATGCATTTTGATAAATCCATCCTAGATAACAGACCAGATACCACAGCATATAAAAAGGGGTTTGTTCAAGCTATTATAGATAGTGCAGGTTCACTTCGTTTAGATGAAGATGCAACACCATTAATGAAAGATTTTACTTATGACTATGAAGATATAGGCCAATTTTATCTAGAAGGATTTGGAAAAGAAAGTAATTTACCTAGTGACCAATTAGAAAAGTTGGGTAAAAAAATTACTGATGAATTTTATGGTGGTGATATTGGTAAAGCATATGATGCCGTTGTAAACCCCCATAAAAACCCCTATGATATAAAAGAAGATGATGATAAAGAACCATCTAAATCTGATATGAAAAAAACTAAGGGTTTAGCTAAAGCAAAGGATGAATTAGCTTTATTAACCCGTGAAATGAAGTCATTAGCTAAGAAATATTCTAAAGCTGAAGGTGAAGAAAAAGAAAAACTAGTAAAAATCTTAAAGGCAAAAACTAAATTAAAAAAAGAACTAGAAAGTATTCTAGATAAAAAGAAGATATAATGTCATCTAAGGAAAGGTTTTTATATATTGCTATAGTATTTTTTGGTGCTTACTACCTAATTAATATGTACTCTTCAAATGAAGATGAATATATCAATGAGTATAATAGTAAAATAGAGGCATTAGAAAGTAAAATTAATTCTTTACATAACATAAATGAAGAATTAACCTTGGAAATTGATACCTTAAACGGTCAAATAATCAAACTAGACCAAGAAATTAGTAAACAAGATAGTAAAATAGTTACATTAAAAAAACAAACAAATGAGAAAGTTAATAATGTTGATTCTTTTGGGGATGATGAGCTTAAACAGTTTTTCACAGAACGTTATAGACAGCACCTCGATTCAATTAAAAAAACCAATAGTCAGGTTAGTTATTAAAGACTTGATAACTGGGGATAGTTTTAAACAAGAATTAAGTTTAGTTGCAAAAAAATACTCTTTATTAGAAAATAAAGTTGTATTAAAAGATAGTATTATTAATAATCTTAACTTCCAAATTAATAATTTCAATTCCATATTGAATTCAAAAACATCTCAATTAAATTTTACTCAAGAATTAAATAATAAATTAAGACTTGAAGTTAAAAAGCAAAAATTCAAAAATAAATTAACAGCTGGAGCTGGAGCTGTAGCAGTAATAGCTGCTATACTTTTAGTAAAATAGTATGTCTGATTTAAAAAAAGTAATACGCCAAGAATATTTAAAATGTGCTCAAGACCCAGTACATTTTATGCGTAAATACTGTTATATACAGCACCCACAACGTGGACGCATACAATTTAATTTATACCCTTTTCAAGAAAAAGTACTTAAATTATTCCAAGATAATCCTTATAATGTAGTATTAAAATCTAGACAGTTAGGTATTTCAACATTAGGTGCAGGTTATTCATTATGGTTAATGATATTCCATAAGGATAAAAATATACTTTGTATAGCAACAAAACAAGAAACAGCTAAAAACATGGTTACAAAGGTAAAATTCATGTATGAAAATTTACCTTCATGGCTTAAAATTGATGCTCCCGAAAATAACAAATTAACCTTAAGATTAAATAACGGCTCACAAATTAAAGCAACCTCAGCTTCAAGTGATGCAGGTAGATCCGAAGCAGTATCTTTACTACTAATTGATGAAGCAGCTTTTATTGATAATATTGGTGAAATATGGGCTTCAGCACAACAAACCCTAGCAACTGGGGGAGGTTGTATAGCATTATCTACCCCTTATGGTACTGGTAATTGGTTCCACCAAACATGGGTTAGGGCTGAAAATAGAGAAAACCAATTCTTACCAATAAAACTACCTTGGTATGTACACCCTGAAAGAGACCAAGCATGGAGAGATGCCCAAGACTCCTTACTAGGTGACCCTAGATTAGCGGCACAGGAATGTGATTGTGATTTTAGTACCTCTGGTGATATAGTATTCTACCCTGAATATTTAGACTTTTATGAAAAAACGTATATAAAAGATCCTATGGAAAGAAGGGGAGCAGACCAAAATTTATGGGTTTGGGAATCACCAGATTACACCAGAGATTATGTAGTAGTAGCAGACGTTGCTCGTGGCGATGGAAAAGACTATTCAGCGTGTCATGTAATTGATGTAGCAAATAATGTACAAGTTGCCGAATATAAAGGACAATTAGGTACAAAAGAATATGGACATTTATTAGTTGGTTTAGCTACTGAATATAATGAAGCAATGTTAGTAATAGAAAACGCTAATATTGGTTGGGCAACTATACAAGTTGCTTTAGATAGACAATATCCTAACCTTTATTATTCACAAAAGAGTGATTCCCCAAATGCTAGTTCGTATTTTGATAAGTATCAAGACCACTCAAAAATGGTAGCTGGTTTTACAATGTCTTCTAGGACTAGACCTATGGTGATAGGTAAATTCCAAGAATATATTAGTGATAAAGGAGTAACAATCCAATCAAAAAGATTGTTAGAAGAAATGAAAACCTTTATATGGAAAAATAATAGAGCAGAAGCTCAAAGTGGGTATAATGATGATTTAGTAATGTCTTTTGGAATAGCTATGTATATTAGAGATACAGCATTAAAATTAAGACAACAAGGATTACAAGCTACTAAAAATGCCTTAGGTGGTATGACTGTAAACAGAACAGGATATCAAGGAGGGTATGGTTTTTCAAAAGGGTCTGATAATCCTTACCATCAAGATATGGGAGGAAATAAAGAAGATATTAGATGGCTCCTTTAGGTAATATTTATAACAATAATAATAAATTATGGCTGATAAAAGCGTATTTACAAGATTAAAAAGATTATTCTCAACTGACGTAATAATCAGAAATGTTGGTGGTGATCAAATTAAAGTAATTGATAGTGGTAAAATCCAATCTACAGGTGAATTAGAAACCAATTCATTAATGGATAGATATAATAGAATATTCTCTACCAGTCCTTCCTCTTTATATGGGGCTCAATTTAATATTAACTACCAATATTTAAGACCTCAATTATATTCAGAATATGATGTAATGGATAATGATGCAATTATTGCCTCTGCTTTAGATATTTTAGCTGATGAGTCTACTTTAAAAAATGATATGGGAGAAGTACTTCAAATTAGGAGTGCTAATGAAGATATACAAAAAATATTATATAATTTATTTTATGATGTATTAAATGTAGAATTCAATTTATGGATGTGGATACGTCAAATGTGTAAGTATGGTGATTTTTTCTTAAAATTAGACATAGCAGAAAAATTTGGTGTTTATAACGTAGTTCCTTATACTGCTTATCACATTGAAAGACAAGAAGGGTTTGATCCAAAAAACCCATCAGCTATTAGATATAGATATGCTATAGATGGAATGGACAACATAA